TTTTGTCATTTTTGTATAAAAAAAAACATTAATGATAATTCATCAATGCTTATAAATAAAATGGTGCCTAGGAATGGATAATAAGATAATAATAGTCTAATATAGACTATATCACAATATATTTTGAATTGTCTGTTTTTTGTCTGTTGTAAGAAATTTTAAGATATAAAACTAATAATTATTTTGAGTGTATCATATCCGAGAATAATTTTAAAAAGCAGGAAATTAATCCTGCTCTTTTTTATATAAAATTCACCTTTCATTTTTTATCTCTCCTTTTTAATAGCAAAAGAAAGACAATTAAATTTATTAATCATCTTTCTTTTTTATATTTTTATTTTATTTTAAAATATTCTTTCATTTCTTTTATAATTCTTCTATAATCACTTTTCATTTCTTTTTCATCTAAGTAATCATAAAATTCTATTTTTTCATCATTACTTACAAATGTATGAATATATGTATTTTCATTAAATTTATATATCATTCCTGTTTTTTCTTCTATAATTTTTATTTCTTTTTCAAATTCATTAAAATTCATTTTGTTTCCTCCTAATTTATTTTTTATTAAAATTTCTAATTCTTCTAATTCTTCAAATGTAGCCATTTCGTTTATAAAAACTCTAGCACGACTTTTATATGTACTATGCTTAGTTTTTTCTTTTCCTTCTTCTGTTGCTCTATATCTTTGATTTGCTTTGTTTTGCTGATCTTGGGTTTTATAACCCTTTCTTTTTTTTTCTTCCATTTTATCCTCCTTATATTTGGAGGGGCTTTTTACCCCTCTATTATAATATAATTATCGTATAAACAACTAAATTCATTATTGTTATAAACTCTAAACATTTTATTATTTTGATTATACATTCTGATTAAATGTTCTCTATATTCTCCAGTTACTGTAAATGGTGTTTTTACTTGAGAGCAGTACCCACTATCTAAGTGAGTACATATTATTTTAATTTCATTGTCATTTAAAGCGTTTATTATAATTTTTCTTGTGATTTTTTTCATTTTTACCACTCCTTTTATACTCTATTAAATTTTTTTTCAACTGAGGCAGGTTTCCAAGTACCTGCCATACATTCATCATAATGTTTAGCTATTTCTATTTGTCTTTTTATAGCTTCAACATCTTCCCTAGAATGGAACATTTCAAATAAGATTTGATATCCTTCTAATTCAATTGGTTTTGAATTGTATACAAGTTCATCACTTACATATATTTTCCCAGCTTCATCTCTAAAAAATTTAACTCCTAAAAAATTGTGGTTCATTAATTCTTTTAACACTTTCATCACTCCTTGATTTTTTATTTATGAAGTGATATAATCTAAGTAGTTGAAGCTAAGATTAAATCACTCTTAGTTTACCCCTCTGGGGAGGGGGATAAATTACTTATCTTTTTTAGTAATCGTAATCGAGAACTGCCAAGAACCAATTACAATTATAAATTTGATTTTCATTTTATCACCTCCTTCCTTCGAGGTACTTCTATAATATCATACTTGTACAAGTATGTCAACACTTTTTTTAATATTTTTGATATTTTTTTTATTTTTTTTAAATGTAGATAAATTCATACTTTCAAGCAATAAAAAAAGAGGGGTAGTATAAAATCTACCCCATTATTTTATTTAATTTCTTCATCAAAATCTTTCTCTTTTAATTTTTCTGGCTTTACATCTTTTGGATCCGCATTTTTAGAATTACATTTATCTCCCTTGCACTGTTCTAATGCTATTTTAAGCTTTTCAGGGATAGGTAATCCTAACTTGCTAGCATTCTCTATTACAGATAAAAACTCTGTTGCTACATAAAAAACTATAACTAAATTACGGATTCCAACGTTAGGCACAAGCTGCTCTATAACTGTGGAGCAAGAGACTATAATTAGTATAAAAACTTTCTTACTTATGCCCTTATATGCTCTAGTGCTATTTACAGTTTTAGTTATGTATCCAGCCCAAATTCCAGTCACATAGTCCACTAGCATAAGAAATACTAAGACTCTTACAGATAAGTCAAATCCACCTAATGCCCATACTAACACAGATATCCAACCTGTCCAAACCATGGCAATTCCATTTTTAGCACTTATAAAAAAATCTTCCAATTTACTCACCTCTTCTGAAATGGCTAGCTCCAAAAAGTCTAACCATTCTATACATTAAATTTCTTTTAATTACCCCCACTCCCCATTCTGCCATGATTTCTAAGAATATTTTGTCAGCTTCTTCTCTAGTTACATCTAATGTACACTTGCTAGAGTATAGCCAATCATGGACTACTGCCGCTCTGCCATGTTTTCCAGAACTGTTAATTATGTTTCTAAAAATTCTCGGAACTGAGGCATAATCTGTTTTAAACCCCTTTGGGACTGTCACAAGTCCCTTAGATGTTCTGTAAGTATAATCTTCTAAAACTTCCCAATATTTGTCATCAATCGGCATAGTATTTAATCTAGTCATTTCCATGTTTTCCCTCCTTGCTTTCATAGAAATTAATTCTTTGTCTTAAAGTACTAAGATATGCACTCATGTATCTCATTTGGTCTTTTAAGTGCATTTTCTCTACTGGAGACAGATCTTCAAAAGTATCTGTAGTAAAGAATTTATCCAGCTTAATTATTTTCTCTTGTAAGTCATCTTTTTCTTTTATTATTCTTTCTAAAAAACTTTCCATTTCTATAACTCCTTTACTTATAAGCAACTCTGTCTGCACCTTTGATTTGCCAATGTGGGGCATCTTTAAAAGTTCTCCAGCAATTTCCACCCCATTCAATATTATACTTTTCTAACAGTCCTGCCTTCTTGGCAGTGTTATAGATGTCTTGATAGTAATGGAAATCTTTCCAAGTTCCTTTATACTCTCCATTTACAATTACTCCAATGTCAGCAGCATATCCTAACCCGTCACACTTAATTTGGTGGTTAGATTTCAGCTTGTAACCATCTACTTTAGTTACTTTTATTCCTTTCACTGTTCTGCCTTGCTGATACAATTTATTTTGTTCCTCAGCTGTTCTAACTCCAGCGGTTATTTTAAAGTTCCAGGGGCTTATTTTTATAAGTTCTGTCATAAAATTTACCAGGTTTGGATGCACTCCTTTTAGCATTTTTAAACTTGTTTCCGATAATGTATACATTTAAAATCACCTCCTAAAAATGACCTTGTGAGAGCTTGTTTAAGCTTATTAAAAAAAGGTAGCTATATAAAACTACCTTTAATTTATTTAATCCCATTTAATAGCTTCTAATTCATCAACTGTTGAAACTTCCCTTATTTTCTTAGTTATAGCAGTATATTTGTTTTGTGCAGCAATAACTCTTAATATCCAAGAGAAGTAAATTAGATTTAATTCTCCCAATGAAATAGATGCAATAGAATTATCTTTCAGTCTCCATTGAGTTGGTAGCGATTTTAAAAGTGGCTTTAATTTTCCAGCTTTCATCGCCATTTTGATTTTTTCTTCTAGCTCTGCATCTACAGGAATACCTAAAGTACTTAATGCATCTTTAATTACATCATAATCTTCGATTTCTCCTGCCATATCCAATGCCATCTTGACTCTCATAAAATTAACTTCATCATATTCTTGCATTTGGAATACTTTTCCATTATGCTCATATGAGCCAAACATCTTATCTAGCAGTATTTCTCTAAACTTGTGTCTGAAAGTTCTTTTCACATCTTCCATATCTATATCCCAAGTGTGTGTTACTATATTCCACGTATGATAAGAGCTTGGCTGTGGTACGACCTTTAATTTCTTATCTTCTATATACTCTCCTGGGGCTAGTTGAACCTCGATATCTTCTTCGATTAATTCGTCTCTAGTCATTTCTCTTATAGTATTTGTAGCTTCATCATATGTTGGATATTTGAAAGCTTCATTTCTCTCAATTACAACATATTCTGAAGGGATAAGTTCTGGATAATCCAGGAATAAATTACCTTCCATGAATTGCATGACTTCATCTGCTGTTAAATTAACAGTGAATGCAAGTCTCGATTTTTTCTCTTTTGAATAAATATAAAACATAATATCTCTCCTTTCAAATGTGAATAGATTTTTAAATTTATTCAGATTTTTATAATTAAAAATGCTATTTTGAGCAGTTATTATATAAAATTCTTAGATTTTATATTTAAGAAAAAATATAAAAATATGCTCAAAGCTACAAAATTAAATCTTAAATTCTTTATAAATTTAAAAATCTCTATAATATTAAACTAAAAAATACCTAATTTTTTTCTTGCATTTATAATGCTATTTCTTACCTCTGTTGGATTAGCTTTTGCAATATAATGCTTACTTGTAACCCCGCTACTGCTATGATTAGCATAACTAGATGCAAGTCCTAACCCAGCAAGATTATTAATTAAATTTATTGCTGTCTTTCTTAAAGTATGCGGATATAGATCCTCAATTCCTATTATTTTTCCTAACTTTCTAATCCTGTTTCTAATCGCTCCTTGAGTCATTTGCCTATAGATTTTTCCATATTTAGTAATAAAAAACCATTCTATATCTATCCCATTATCTAATCTGTACTGTATCCATTCTTTTATTAATTCCTTGCATTTTTGGAAAAAGAATGCATTAACTATATAGCCCTCTTTCTCCTTAACATCTCTAAAATAGCCATTTTCTAAGTCTAATTGCTCCATCTTTAAACTCTGTATAGCACTAATCCGACAAGCACTATCTAAGAAAAGTTCCCAAAGTATTCTATCTTGCAAGTCATATTTCTTACTCTCTACTTGCATATACAATCTAACTGTCAGTATTTGCTCTGTTGTGAGAAAATAACTATTTCTAACCTTGTCTTTTTCTGTAAACCTCAACTTATCCAATTTACTATCGAAAGGATGGTATTTTATCTTGTTCCTTCTAACACACCACGCATAAAAAGTGGATATAGCAGTAGTCTTATTCATTAAAGTTCTTTTGCTATTCCCTAAGCTTCTACAATAATTCCTGTAAGTTTCTATTATAGTTGGCATTTCTAGTAACGTTTCTTTGCTTAAAAGCAACTTATTTTTATACGACTTTTGAAACCAAACTAAAAATAACTTAAAATTATTACAGTAAGTTTTGTAAGTCGTATTCCAAGTATCCCAATTACTACTCTTACAACTATTTAGATACTCTAAATACACATCCACATTTTCCTTCTTTAAATTTTCCAACACTAATAATTGCATAATTAAAACCTCCTGTTTTTGATAAGTTAATTATACATTTCTTAAAATAATGGAAAATTTAATCAAAATTGAAATAATTCAAATGACCAATCTGTTGGGGCATAATCCAACAGCTAATATTACCGAATGG